CTTCCACTTCGTCTCTTTCTTCTTGCCGTCTTCCATCTGATCGGAGGTTGTGTCCCCCACAGTGAACCCTTGGAGGACACGTCGCTTGTTCTCGATGCGGTGGACGATCCGCGGTTCGATCGGCGAGTAGTCGAAGACCCCACGAGTGGTGTCCAACCAGAGGAGTGAGAAGTGGTCGCCGTACTTCCCGGTGCCCCAGAAGTCGCCTGGGAGGCGGTCCTCCAGCTCCAGGTTGTCGAAGAGCCGCGACAGCTCCGCCTGGACGATCGGGTTGTCCGACTTCGGCCAGATGGTCAGACCAGTTCGCACATCCGCCTGTGTTGCGTCCTCAACGTAGGCTTCCATCGCCGCATAGGCAAGGACGTACTGGAACATCTCATCCATGTCCGAGTAGACAGAAATTCTGTCTGGTTCGAGGTGAGTGTAGTGCCGGTAGAACGAGTACGACGCGGAGACGAGCGATAGATCCTCGTCCGACTGATCCGGAGGCGATCCCGGCCGCATCGGAGTGGCGCCAGCTTGTGGCTGCCGAACCGCATGTGACAGTCCAGTGAGCACATCCCACGCCCCGCCGGCCCTCTCGACGAGGGAATTCTTCCGTGTGGCCGCCATTAGTATGATTCTCTCTTTCTCACAAACAAGCCTTCGGTTCTTTGGTACCTCTCGCCGTTCTCGGATTTAAGAGTCGTCTTGACCTCCCGGGACCAAATAATCTCAAAATCCTCGGGAGCCTCGTACTCAGAGATTGCCACCCGAGTATCGGGCAAAGCGTCTATTACCCTGGCCCAATCCCAAAAGGAAGAGACATCGAACCGACCGGATCTCTCGTGATGCCTTTCAGCCTGCGGGCGACGGCATCGCAGAACTCTCTGGTACGCATGGGGGTTAGGGCGTCGCTGTATCTAGCTGGAGCTGTTGTTCCTGAGCCGCCTCTGCGATCCCGAGCAGCTCTTCCTGCATTTTGGTACGAGCCGCACGGTCGGCGCGCAAGCGCGACTCCTTCGACTCCTCGATCGCTTCGTGGTAGTCGCTCTCGTTGTTCTCCAGCCCCGCCTTGAGCCCCTCGATCGGTTTGCGGTCTCGAAGCGAGGACCACTTCGAGGAGAACTCCATTTCTGCGGTCGGAAGGATCGAGGTGACGGCCTCGCGTAGGTCGTCATCGTCCATGAGCATGTCACGGATACGACGGAGATCGTCCTCCGTGAACTGTCGTCTACCCTTCTTGTTCTCAAGCGTCTCCTGGAGCTTCTTCTCGAAGCGGAGGCCCGCCGCGGCGGGCTCATAGGTCAAGTGTCCCAGCTCCGACGTGTTCGGCGTCAGGAGCTTTGCAATCATGGAGTCGTCGAACTGACCGAACTCCTTGAGGACGTAGGTCGCCCAGACCTGCACGTTGACATCCATCGAGGAGGACAGGCGCTCGCCGAGAGAGAGCATGTAGTCGAGCGCCTCGAAGCGCTTCGCGTACAACTCAGCCTTGTGGGCCTCGTCGAGGTAGCTGACCGGCTGCATCTCCAGCGAGAAGGAGTTGCGCGGCTGCGTCGAGTCGATCCCGCGGAGAGCGAGGTGGATTCGGCTCATGCGCGTGAAGCCTTGGAGCATAGCACGCTGCATACGCTGAACACCGCGGGCGAACTTGATCGACTGCGCGGAGAGTGTGTCGGTTCCGCGGTAGCCCTGGCTGTCCTCGAAGCCCATGTAGGCTTTCGGTACCCGCGTGCCGGCGAAGAAGAGGTCCCGCATGTACTCCACGTCGAAGATGTCCCCAGCGTTCGCACTGCCAGGGAACTTCTCGACGCCAGATACGTTGTCGTTCTGCCCAACGGGCCAGTAGATGTTCTGCGTGACCATCCACGGCGCGTACTCCGCGGTGAACTTGCCGGTCTGTTGATCCCTGGACACCAGCTTCTCGATCTCGCGGCGCCAGATACGCACGACTCTGCGGCGCTCTTCGGTGCCCATCGAGCCGGTGAAGATCTTGAAGATCAGCCGGTCCGGGTGCATGTTCATGCGGTAGATGACCATCTGCTCTTCCATGAGCTTCAGCACCTTGTAGATCAGGCGCACGCTCAGGAAGAAAGGCGTCCCGTAGGGATCGATCGAGGTCTTCTTGCCGCGCAGACGGAAGTGAACCATGTCCCACGGCTTCCACTTCGTCTCTTTCTTCTTGCCGTCTTCCATCTGATCGGAGGTTGTGTCCCCCACAGTGAACCCTTGGAGGACACGTCGCTTGTTCTCGATGCGGTGGACGATCCGCGGTTCGATCGGCGAGTAGTCGAAGACCCCACG